ACCAGTACTGAACGTCCCATAACTAGCGACAATAATCGCATTATCAGACTTTTCTGTAATGGCTCTAACTTGTTCTCTTTCATTTGCTTCCACTCCTCCGTGGATGTAGAAAATAGGTCGGTCACCTGCCTTTTCCTTAATTAAATTAAATAATAACTTACCGTGCTTTTCTACATACTGAAACAAGCATAAAGTGTTGCCGTGTAATTTAGTGGCCAAGTTCTTAATGTATTTATTCCTTTTCTCATTTCTAACTAAAAAATCCATTTCTTCTTGATAGGTTTTATTTTTTAGGAAATCTCTTTGCATTTTGCTATATTGTAAAACTAAACAGAAAATTTTAAGTTTGGCTAGTTGTTCTTTGTCTTGGAGTTCAGTTGTTGTAGTGACTTTATTAACAGCACCAAACAGTCCTTCTAATACTAGTTTGTGTGTCTTACTATCATCTAGGGTACCTGTACAACCTACTTTATATTTACAATTAGTTAACTTCGTTAGTATTTTAGTTAATGATATTGCTTTAAATAGATGTGCTTCGTCACCAATTATCATACCATAGTCGCTAAAATAGTTCTTTGATAGATTATAGATTGATTGCCAAGTAGATATGACTACTCTTTTAGGTGTTATCTTACTATGACCTTCATAAATTCTATGTACATTTCTTAAACTATCATAGCCATAGTCTTTAAAATCTTTATATAGTTGTTCTACTAGTGATGTGGTAGGTACTATAATTAATATCTTCTTATTTTTAGGTAGTCTTAATAGATTGAAACGTACTAATAGATATAGAATTAGTGATTTACCACTAGCAGTTGGAGATAGTAATAAACATCTATTCTTTCTGACAGCATATGTAAATGCCTTTTTTTGATAATCTCTTACGTCCATAGGAACTTTAAGAGCATTAATAAACTTTTCTACTTTACTATCGTCAACTTTAGTATCTTCTATCTTTGATCCATCAACAACTTCTATTTCATTTTCTTTGCACCAGTTAAGTATATATGGATACAACCCAACATATATTTGACCAGTTGCATATGAAAATAATCTTATCTTACCGTCCCATACTCTATTACGAAATTGAGGCATAAAACGAAAACCAGGTACTTCAAAAGTAAAGTGTTGACCTAGTTCTCTTCTAATAGAATCTTCTGCTTCTATCTTTAAATAGACATCATCCTTCTTGTCTATAACAAGATATCTAACATTTTTCATTGTTAATATGTAAAGGTTTTCTCAGCAATATAATCTTGTTCAAGCATATAAGTTGAGAAATTATATAACATACTAGCCCAAGGAGAATCTCTTCCTTGAAGTTTGAACCGTCTGAAACCAAAATCATAAACTCTTTTAAATTCACTTCTTGAAAGAACGCAAGTTCTTAAATGTGGCATTAATATTCTAGGACATATAGTTTTAGGGTGTGATGGTGTATGAATAAAATCTACATTACTAAAGTTAAACATACCGTGCCAACCTTCAATTTGTGCTTTAGAAGTTTCATCATAATGATTATTTCTTATCTGACAATTCCAAGTACATCTTTCATTTATAAGTGGTATATACTTTTCTGCTTTACCTGAGTCAGATATTTCTTTCAACAATTTAAGATTAAGATTATCGTCAGGATGTAAATAAACCAATTCAAATTTATCACATAAACTTTCATAGTATTCAAAAGTTCTTTTGTGTGGCATATCTTTTGTTGATTTGCAAACAGACACCTTTTGTTTTAAATCAGGATATCTTTTTCTTATATAATCTGAAAGACAATCTTGAGTCACAGCAACAGCATTACCACTATAGTTTTGACTTGCTAAAATATCTAATAAATAATTTGAACTAGGGTCGTCAAGGTCTTTTTCTGTTAATAATGTATTTGAAAAAGTATAAGTACAACCTATACCTCTTTGATTATATTCTTGAATTAAAACCTCTGGTGTCCAACCTTGATGATTCCAAGGAACCATTTGTTGATAGTTCGTGTTTCTTCCACCCATCCATTTTACACCATAACAACCAAATACAGATTTAATTGGTAATATATAATCGTGTAATTTTTCAAAAGCATCCAAAAAATTAAAAAGTTGTTTATCGTGAATAAACAATGACCCAACATCAAAAACTGCGTCTGGAGTATCTTTGTTTAATACACCCTTACCTGTAGGAAGTCTATTTGATTTTAGTTTATCTGTAGATATGGCTACGTGTTTTTTTGGTTCCATTAAATAGCTCCTGATGTAAATTTCTTCCAATCAATTGCGTTCTTAATAGTAAATGTTCTGTTTGAAATTTGTCTAATACTTCTATCTAAAAAATCTACTACTGTAGTAAGGTAATCAACCTTTTGTTTTGCTTTAATAACTTCTTCATCTGAATCAATATACTTGTCAACATCTTGTCTTAATATTTTTAAGTTAAAAGGTTTTTCAATATAGACGCTAGAGTCTGCTTTACCTGTATAGTATTCCCATTTTGTTCTTTTAACTATATGTAATTCACTATCGGCCCTACTTAACATTAACTTAAACTTGCTTAAGTGCTTCATATATTTGTTATGTATTTGTGGAGTTTTGATTGATTCTAAATCAAGTTCACTATCGTTAATCTTTAAATCTTTGTCTGCTAATTCTTGCAATTCTTCTAATGTCATAATCTCCTTATATACTATATCATACTATAATAAAAAAGTAAAGTTTGTTACGAAACCGTTACCGAAGTTTGTCCGCTTCCTTCTGCAAATTCATATATTTTGTACTGAAACGTAACTGTTGCTATTAAATAGTTGACATCTGTTTGTTGTTGGTTGTAATTCAATCCAGATAATGCTGTAGGAAATACATCACTAAATCTTACTTGAATATTTGTTGTATTTTTACTTGTTAATATACTTAATGTTGCGTCTGAATAAACGGCACCTGAATCTCCTGCACTAAATTTCTGTTTACCTGCGTCTGTTTCTTGATTCGCACCAGTAGATGTTGGAAATCTATCTGTACCACCACCTAATAGGTCTCTAAATTCTTTTCTATCTTTAGGAAAACCTAAACCAGTTAACCAACCGTGTACTTCTCTATAGTTTTCTAAATTTTCATCAACCATAAAATCCATAGATAGTGGACTATATGATAGTTTATCTCCAGGAATAGGTATATCTTTCAATGGTGTTTCTTGCGCCATATTACCTTCTAATGATATGCCTGGTAAGTTAACTGCTGTACAAAAGAATTCTACTTTAGGAAGTTTTGTAATAGTAAATTTAAACTGCGTTGGAGCAGCATAATCAAATTTAGTTGGTTGTCTTTTGTATGATTGTTTTATTGTCATAATACTATTTATAAGTCATCTAGGCCAAAAAAAAGGGGAGTAAAAACTCCCCCTTAATTCTGTTTGAAAAATGTTTTTCAAACCAATGAAATTACATCAAGTTCGCAACTTGAACTTTTTGGTAATATCTGTTAGCGTTAGCACTTCCAGCGTCATTTACTGCTGTAGCAGCACCTGATTGAGCACCAGTTTCAGCGAATGGATTAGCGATTAAGCCATATCTAGTCTTGAATCCGATTTTCGGTTGGAAAGTGTCTTGACCAACAGCTCTAACCATTTGTAGAGGTACATATGGGCAATAAAATATCCCTGCGTCATATGGTGATGTACCTTTGTATCCAACAACATAATACTGTTTAGCAGTACTGTTTGCTGAATATGGATCAATGTACACTTTAAATCTACCGTTAAGAACACCTGCAAAAGTATTACCTGTGTCATCAACGTTTAGGTTGTTGTTAAGAGCTGGTGTGTAATCTAATACTCCAGCCATTTGAAGAGCAGAAGCAACATCAGAAGAGCAGATAATTATATTACCTTTTCCTCTACGAGTTCTTTGAGCTATTCTATTAGCATCTCTTTCAAGTTGGAACATAAGACCTTTGAATCTCTCAACTGACCATCTGCCATTTGAGTCTGTATCTAGGTCAAAAATTCCTGCTGTAGTTACGTTACCAGTTTGAGCACCTTTTTCTGAATTGATGTAGATAGTTCTTACAACTTCTCTATTAATTTCAGCAAGTATTTCTGCTGATAAGATGTTTGCAAGTTCTGTTTCTGCGTCTAAACCGTGGATTGCTTTTAAATCTTGAGCAAGTTCCATAGTGTATTCAGCCTTTAGAGCTCTTGATTTAGCAGTTACAGTAGATTTCTCTATAGAGAAAGCCATTTCTGCAAATGCATTACCGCTAGCGTCGCCTAATGCTTCAGCTTTCGCTGTAGTCATAGCTGTTCCAGCAGTATATGTTCCAGGTGAACCGTCGTTTAAGACAGCTGGGTTTGCACCCGAGTGGTCAGTCGCTGAGTAGCCATCAACAGAAGATCCAGCAGCATTTCTGCCTGAAAAGTCTGTGTCTGCTTCGTCAAAGAATGATTCTCCGCCTGCTTGTGAAGTATATCTACTTCTCATAGCGAAAATTAGTCCTGTCGGACCAGTCATTGGTTGAACACCTGCGATATCGTATGCAATTAAATTCGGCATTGCTCTACGTACTAATGAAATTAGAATTGGATCCCAATTCGCTACAGCACTACCTGTTGCGTTTGTTGGAGCCGCTTCTGCCAAGTAAGCAGAGTCTTCTTTAGAAGCTCTTTCTTGGTTTTCTAATATCACGGATGTAACGGCACGTCTATAAGCATCAGTAATTTTTGGTAAATCAGGATGCTCTAGTACTGGCTGCCATTTTTTTTCGTGTGTTTCAGATAAGTACATATGTGTTTATCTCCCTTTATATTTACTTAATAGACAGTTTAATGTCTTTAGTTTTGCTTATAGCGGCGCTGTAAGCAGCCATAGAATTTGATAAATCAGGATTAACTGATCCATCTGCCGCCACATCATCTAGATTCTCTTTCGCTTCATTGTTTTTCTTTCCAAAATAAGATTCTTTCACAGTTTCTAATTTCTTCTGATAGTCTTTTGCGTTAGAGTATTCAATTCCTTCGGCAAGTTTAGCAAACTTTTCTTTTGCTGTGTCAGCAAGGTCTTCAGAAACTTTAGTTTTGATTTCATCTCTAACTTTAGTTCCAACTTCCTTATTTAACTCAACATTTTTTTGAATTTGCTCATTGAGGTCTTTTTCCAGTTTTTCAATTTTACCTGCTTGGTCTTCAAGCACGTTATATTTTTCATCTGGAACATCAATGTAATGGTCTTCAAATAATTTTTTAAGACCATTGATAAAGTCTTCAGCAATTTCTCCTTTGATACCTCGTTCAAGAGCGATTTCGTTTTCTTTCATCCACTCTTCAACAACATATGCTAAGTAAGAATCAACTTTTTCAGTTAATTCAGATTTTGCTTTAGCACTTTCTTGCTCAAATTTTTTGTTATAATCTGTTTCCAATTCTTCAGTAATTTCTTTTACTTTAGATTTGATAGCCGCTTCAAAAATAGTAGCAGCTTTAGCCTTAAACTCTTCGGTTAAGTCTTTTTCTCCAGCGATAAGAGCGTCAACGTGTTCTTTTACGTCAATCTCTTTTTTCTTTTCTTTGTCTTCGTCTTCTGTTCTTACTTCAGCGTCATCTTTTTTCTTATCGTCTTTCTTTTCGTCAGACTCTTTGACATCTTTTTTATCTTTTTTAGCGTCAATAGCTTTTTGAAGTGCTGGTGGTAAGTCGCCTTCCTTAATTTCTTTACCGTCTTTGTCTTTAGTTTCTTTATTCTCCAATTTAGTGTTGTGTCCACTCAATTTAGGCATTGCGTCAGCAGCGCCTTGTGATTTTTGAGGAGCTTGTCCAGAAACTTTTTTCATCTTTTTAGTTGCGTCAGGATTGCTGTCTGTAGGTTTAACTACTGCCTTACCTAAATCTTCATATTCACTCATTTTAGCAATATGAGAAGGTTCAGCCGCCACAGCATTCTTTTTAGGAGCATCCGCTTGAGGATTAGGTGAATTCGCCTCTTCCACTGCTTTTGCTTCTAACGCTTCTATTTTGTCTGTTTCAGCCATTTGAAAACTCTCCTTAATTAATTTAAACGTTTAAATTAGTTCTCTCTTTGTTAATAGATATTTATAAGATTATAGATTTTCAATGAATTTTTTGAATACATCTGCCTTTGCTTCTGCTAAACGTAGTCTTTTTGCTTCATTTATGTACTTTTTCCACTCTTCAATATCTCTCTCTTTAATGACACCATTGTCCCATACCCACTCTTTATTCTCCATAATGCCTTCTACGAAAGCGTCTGGAGCGCTTGGGTCTGCAACAATATCAGCGGCAGTTGCTAAGTAAAAATCTCTTCCTACTTCGTTAACTCCACCTCGTCCACGCACTAGTGAACCCATACCTCTTGAAGATACTCCTAATTGAGCACCTTCGTTAATAAGATTTTTAACAATCTTACCATACGGTGTGTCCATCACTTTTGCTTCACCAACAAAATTGTGTCCATCAGGATGTAAGTCTGTTATCATATGACTTACTCTTTCAAGATTTACAACTGGTCCATCAGGATGTCCTAACTCGCCAAATGCACGTCTTTTATTGATAAATTCTCTATTGTATCTTGAAACTTCTTTTTGCAATATCTCTTTAGGATAGACTCTGCCATTCCTATTTTTGATATCTGCTTGTAAAAAGATACCTTTAATTTTAAATTGTTTTTTGCCGCCAACTTCTTCTACAATAAACTTTGAATCGGCTGCTTCTTCTGTAATTAGTTTCATAGTTCTCTCTCTTACTATTTATAAGATTTTTTATCTAAA